CGGCCGCATTGATGGATCTCTACAAAAGCCACAACGGTACTTCGGGCGCTGCCGACAGCAATTCCGCCGACAAACGCCAAGAACGACTGGCTTCCGCGCAAAGCGTCCCGCGCCGCGGGTCAACGCCCAAGCAAGGGGTGCCAGATGAGTTCGAGGCCGCATTTGCCCATTACGCAACTAAGAGGTAAACCACAATGGCTACCACAACTTATGGCTCGATTTCGCAGCGGACCGCTGCCTGGGCCGCCACGGAGATGCTCCAGCACGCGGAGCCGATCCTGGTGCTCTCGAAGTTCGGACAGTCCAAGCCGCTTCCGAAAAACCAGGCAGACACCGTTAAGTTCCGTCGTCCCGTCCCGTTCGGCGCTGTCACCAGCCCGCTGACCGAGGGCACCACGCCCACGGCGCAGCAGATGCAGTACGAAGACGTACAGGTGCAGCTCGATCAGTGGGGCGCCTTTGTTGAGATCACCGATGTGGTCCACGACCTGGCCGAGGACCCGGTCCTCTCCGACGCCTCGATGCTCTGCGGCGAGCAGGCTGCCGAGACCGTCGAGATCCAGACCTGGGGTGCGCTTCGCGCCGGCACCAACGTGTTCTACTCCAACGGCAACAGCCGCTCGGATGTGAATACGCCGATCAGCCTCGACAAGCAGCGTCAGATCACCCGTCAGCTCAAGTCGAACCGGGGCAAGAAGGTCACCAGCATGATTGGTGGCAGCCCGAACTACGAGACCCAGCCTGTGGCGCCGGCGTTTATCGCCTTCGCTCACACGGATCTCGAGTCGGACATCCGCGACCTGCCTGGCTTCACCCCGACCGAGCAGTACGGTCAGATGGAGGCGCTGCCTCATGAGATCGGCAAGGTCGAGGATGTGCGCTATGTGCTCTCCCCGGTGCTCGATAACTACGAGAGCGCTGGGTCAAGCACGCTGAACGGCGCGGTGAGCACCGATGGGAACAACGCCGATGTGTATCCTGTGGTGTACGTCGCCAAAGATGCCTACGGCTTGATCCCGCTCAAGGGCGCCAACGCCATCACCCCCAAGGTCTTGAACCCCGACACCCCGCGTGGCGGCGACCCGCTCGGCCAGAAGGGCTCGGTGGGTTGGAAGACCTACTTTGTCGCCAAGATCCTCAACGAGGACTGGGTTGCGCGTCTCGAGACCGCAGCCACGGACCTTAGCTGAGGTTGACTGACAGGCGCCGCCTCCTAATTGGGGGTGGCGCTTTTTTTAAAAGGGCGGCCAATGGCTAAAGACGGTCTCTACAAAAACATCCACCAAAAGCGCAAGCGCATTAAAAACGGCTCCGATGAAAGGATGCGCCGCAAGGGCGAAAAGGGTCGCCCCACCGACAAGGATTTCAAAAAAGCGGCCAAGACGGCTAAGAAAAAGTAACCCTTACCCGAACCCGCAAACGCCCTCGTCAGCAGCCGCTGGCGGGGGTTTTTTATTTCCGACACGAGGGAAAGACGATGTCCGAAATCAATGTCAATCAGATGGGCCGCGAGGAGCTCGAGGCGACCGCCGCCGATCTGGGAATCGAGTTCCGATCCAACATCAGCGATGAGAAGCTCGCCGAGCGCATCCGGGTGCATTTGGGCGAGCCCGTCCCCACCGTCACGCAGGGCGAAGACCTTGCCCCGTCGAAAACGACCGAGAAGCGCTATCGGATCGTGATCGCCACCGACAGCCAGGACAAGCAGCCTGTCCGAGTGGGTGTGAACGGCCACAGCTACACCATCAAGCGCGGCGAGGAGGTCACCGTCCCCGGGTCAGTGGTCGAGGCGCTCAACCACGCGGTGCAGTACGTCTACGATCCTCAGACGATGGCCCGCCAGGAAGTGCTTTCATACCCCTTCCAGGTCATGGGTGAAGCGTGACGTTCCTCGAGCTCTGCCAAACGCTGCGGCGCGAGGTCGGTGCCTCGGGCACCGGCCCGGCCAACGTCGATGGCCAGACCGGTGAGTACGCTCGCCTTGTCGAGTACATCCGCAATGAGTGGATTCGTATCCAAGAGCGCCACCAGCGGTGGAACTTCGCCTGGGGCGAGGGCACGCTCGATGTTGAGCCCGCGTTTCGCGAATACGAGCTGCCGAGTGATGTCGCGGTGGTTGACCCCGAGACGCTCTATCTCGGCGACACCCACCTTAATGTGATCGACTGGCGCCAGTTTCGTGAGGATTTTCGCAAGCCCTCGGGCGCGGATATCCGACGGGTTGCGTTCGACCCCTCTGGCAAGATCCACCTTGAGTCGACGCCTAAGAGCACCGCGACGGTGACTTTTGAGTATTGGAAAGCGCCGCAACGGCTTGTCGAGAACAACGACGTCCCCCGCGCCCCGTCGGTGTACCACATGGCGATTGTCTACGCGGCGATGGCGCAGTACGGGCTGTATGAAAACGCCCCCGAGGTGGTTCAGCAGGCGCAGAACAACTACGCCGGCATCTATCAAGAGATGGTCAACCGCGAGCTCCCGGGCGTCAAAATCCAAGGGCCGATCGCATGACGCGGACGGCGTACATCCCTTTTGGCGGCGGTATTGATCTGACAACGCCGGTCCGTCAGGTCGAGCCTGGGCGGTGTCTTTTTGCGGTCAACTACGAATGCCCCACCACCGGCGGGTATCGCCGGATTGAGGGGTATACGCAGATCGGCAGCGAAATCCCGGGCAAAGGCCCGGTCCTTGGCGTTGTCGGGTTTGCTGATGCGGTCTATGCGGTACGCGAAGACACCAGCGGCGGCAACGCAACGCTATACAGATTCGATGGCGCCAACTGGGTGGCTGTCACCGGGGCGGCGGGGGTGCTCGCCGCTGGGCGACATGAGTTTATTGAGGGCAACTTCTTCGCCACCATCCAGGGCCGGGCGCTCTACGGTGTAGGCGGCGGCAAGCCGTTCGAGCTCAAAACCGATGGCAGCTTCCGGGTGCTTAATAACGCCCCGAGCGGTGCAAAGTTTATCGCCATCCACCAAAACCACCTCATACTGGGGTTCGAGGCTGGATCGATCCAGCACTCCGGTGTGGGTGACCCTAACGAGTGGGACGCCGCCACGGGTGGGGCGGGTGAGTTTGGTGTCTCGCAAGAGGTCCGAGGGTTGCTCTCTGGCCGCGGCGGTGTGCTTCACATCGGTTGCCGGGATTCGATCCAGGGGCTTTTCGGCACCATCCCGCAGGAGTGGCAGTTAAAAACAACCGTGCCCAACTCCGGCCCCCGGGCGTATTCGATGCAATCGTTTACCGAGCCGTATTTCGTTGCCGAGCGCGGCATCTCCGGGCTTGAGGCGTCCAACGATTTTGGCGATTTCTCGCCGGTGTTGCCGGGCTCGCCCATCGAGCCGATTTTTACCAACGATGGCTATGCACAGCGTGTCGTAGCGGCAATGGTTTCGAAGCGCCGGGCGCAGTATCGCGTCTTTTTTGACGACAAGACCGGGATCTACTGGTCGCCCGCAGGGGCGACAACGGTGGAGTTCCCGATTCAAGTTGCCGTCGCTGACTGGGGCGAGACCGATGCCGGCGAGGAAATCCTGCTCATTGGTGATGACGCGGGCAACGTCTATCGCATGGACGATGGGGCGGGTTCGTTTAACGGCACCGACATTGTCGGGTTTTTAACGCTCGCCTACACCGATCTCGACGCCCCTGGCGCCAAAAAGCGCTACCGCCGGGCGTTTTTTGATATCGACTCGGGTACCGAGCAAACCATCTCGGTTCGCCCCGATCTCGACTATGGCGACATTGAGTCCGCCAAACAGCTGCGGTTTTTCTTGGATTATCAAAACACCGGCGGGCTTTGGAGCGTCAATGCGTGGGATCAGTTTGCCTGGTCCGCCCCCGTGCTTGCGAGCGAGCCTGTGGATGTCGCCGGGTCCGGCGAGTCGATTGGGTTTTCGGTCTACTCCGCCGGCTCGACCAAGCCGCATGTGCTCTACGGCTACACCTTGAATTACGAACCGAGGAGGCGCCTCCGTGGCTAGGTATTACAGCAACTCCGATCAAGCGCAGCGCTTTCAGCCGGGCACGACTGTCCGATCCGATGAGGTCGACGGCAAGTTCGATGCGGTCGCCTCGGGCTTTTCCAATGTTGAGACGGATGTTGACCGCTCGCTCAAGCTCGTCGCCGATGGCTCCAGCCATGAAGTATCAGCCACGGCAACGCAGCGCCGCAACAAGGTCGTCGGCTTTGACGGGGCGGGCGCGATGACGCTGCTCGCCGGCTTTACCTGGCGCGGGGACTTCGCCTCGGGCACGGAGTATTTCGTCAACGACGTCTTCCGCGACCCGGCGACGAAAAACCTGCGTGTGGTCAAGACGCGCCACACCGCCGGGGGCAGCATCGATACCGCGAAGACCGATCTGGCGATCAACGTCGCCGATGTCCAGGCGGCCAAGGACGCGGCGAAGGCGAGCGAGGACGAGGCCGAGGCGTGGGCGAGCCAGACCAGTGGGCAGGTCGGCTCGAGCGACTACTCCGCCAAGGCCTACGCCATCGGGGGCGCGGGCGTGGATGGGGCGATCGGTTCGGCCAAGGACTGGGCGATCAAGACCGATGGCCCAGTCGATGGTACGCATTTCTCGGCAAAGTACTGGGCGACCGACACCAACGTCACCACTGTGGCGGGCAACATCGCGGATGTGAACACCGTCGCCACCGATATCGCGGACGTGTCGACTGTTGCCTCGGAGATCGGGGCGGGGCAGGACGTGACGATGCTCGCCGCCGACCTCTCCGGGGCGGACACGATTGGCACGGTCGCCACCGATATCGCGAATGTGAACACGGTCGCCACCGAAATCGCGAACGTGAACACCGTCGCCACCGACAGCGCCGAGATCGCGACCGTGGCGGGGAT